GTGACCGTGGTCTTGCAGTCTCCGTAGTGTGTCTGCACCGTCGCTACGTGCTTTCCTTCCGGGTTAAGCACGATAGCTGCACCGATACGGGCCGCAGCGGCGAATTCGCGTACTGTCTTAGTCATGGTTTAGCTCTCCTGTAATGGCTGTGTTGCAAGACTTGTTTGCCTTGCATGGCTCTACTATACCGAACTGAGTGCGGTAGTCTACTAACTTATAGTTATAAGGGAACAAACCCATAGACAGGTTGTCTGAGATGCTGACTGGAGTGAGGCTAGCGTATATATAAAGGCTAGAGACCGGGCCAGCAGTCCCGCCAGCTCCCGACAAAGTGCCAGAGCTAACGTCGATAAGCCCCATCCGGATGACAGTGGGGTGCTAAAGGTCTTCTGGGCCTATATACGCTAAGAGGCTGCGTAGGTACTGCTTTACCTGAAATAATCAGAGGTCGAGCAACTTAAGCCTTATGTAGTCGGGTATATACTTTGGGCAAGGTCTGAACTGCACCGATGTCTCGGGGAGTAACCACGTGTTCATGGTGCGCTTGCTGATGTTGAGCAGATCACACCACGCGTCAAGATAGTCTTTCCCCTGGTACATGGATTGAAATTCAAGATAGAGTTCTTTCACTCTTCTGTTACATTCCGGATCAGTTCTTCGGCTTGGCATAGTGGTTAGTGTAGACCATGTTAAGGGATGAGTGTTAGCCTTTCATTAACATATAGTTAATGATGAGGCTGGATCATTAATGTGGGGTTAAGGGTGTTATGTTATAACTCTCGCATTCATATTGCCCCAAATATAGAATTAATACAACATTCACACCATGAATATAGCTATCCTAGATTAGCTGTTGTATTCCTGCCAATGGCTACATATCGCTCGATATAGCTTGAGCTATGAGCCATAAGCTACTGATAACCATAGGTTGGTGCAGTGCAACTGCGTATAATCGCCATTAAGTTAAATGCTATTATCAAGCACTTATAGGGGTCCCTCATTCATGGCGTGAATGTTCGTTTGGGTCCCATCTGGGGCGGGGTGGTGTCTGAGTCCCACCCATACTAAGACTCACACCAATCCGGATGGATTTGTATGTTAGAGTGGGTGGTTGAAAAAAATTTTGTGCTGAAAAAAAATTAATGAGCAAAAAACCTAAATCTCTACTCCCCAAAAACAAGATTTACATTCGGGATGAGGTGACGGGTGAGGTGGTTTCTCAGGAGATTGTTGACCCCAAGCTGGCCAGATACGCATTTGCGGGTGATTTTGTGGCCAAATACGCCCAACATTTCGAGGAGAATGGGTTGGGGGTACTTGAGGAGCTGATGAGGAAGAACCCCGCGAAATACGCCGAAATTGGGCTAAAACTGCTCCCCGTATTCAAAGAGGAGAGTGAGCCGCCCCTTCCCGAGGGGTTTAAGGATATGTACGAGGAGATTAAGCAAAATCGCAAGGCGATTGAGGGCGAAGTGAAGAAGGGTGACTCCGGAACAACTTAAGGAGCGCTGGAAAAAATCACCCCTCACCTTCGTCGAGGATATATATGGCGTCTCCCCCGACCCCTGGCAGAAGGAAGCGTTGGAGGCTATTGCTGTACACAACCGATTGACCATTCGATCGGGCCATGGTGTGGGCAAGACGGCATTGATGTCGTGGATTTGCCGCTGGTTCCAGAATGTTCATGACCAATGTCTGGTTCCTTGTACGGCTCCCACCTCCCATCAGCTAAAGAACGTTCTTTTTGCTGAAATAGCCCGCTGGATGGCCAAAGAGCCCTCTTTTCTGAGGGACAAGTTTGAGGTCACGTCGGGCAAGATTGCGTGGAGAGAGACGCCCGACGCGTCTTTTGCGGCGGCCAGAACCTCAAGGGCGGAAAAGCCCGGGGCATTACAGGGGTTCCATCACGAGAACCTGCTTTTCCTGATTGATGAGGCGTCTGGGGTGCCAGACCCCGTATTTGAGGCCGGTCAGGGCGCCTTGTCCACGAAGGGCGCGAAGATTGTGATGGCGGGTAACCCCACTCGAACGCAGGGGTACTTTTTTGACTCGCACAATCGGATGCGTGATCTCTGGTACGTCATGCGCGTATCGGGTGAGTCATCAGACCGTGTTGACCAGGAGTTTATTGAGTCGCTGAAGACTCAGTATGGCGAGGATTCGAACGCGTATCGGATTCGTGTTTTGGGTGAGTTCCCCACGGGGGACGATGATGCGACGATTCCGTATGACTGGGTGCTCTCCTCCGTTGAGCGAGACGTTGAGGTTACGGACTCACCCATTATCTGGGGCCTTGATCCCGCCCGTTTTGGTGATGACCGGTCATGTCTGGCTAAACGACAGGGAAATCATCTCCTAGAGCCGATTAAGGACTGGAGAAACAAATCCAGCACGCAGTTGGCCGGGATTATCACCAACGCGTACTTTGACACGCCCAAACTCCAACAGCCGGTGTGGATCAACGTCGACTCCATTGGTATTGGCGCGGGTGTTTATGATCGACTGAAAGAGAATGGCATCCCGGTAAGGGCTGTCAACGTGGCCGAATCCCCCGCCGTTAGGGAAAAGTTCATGCGCCTTCGTGATGAACTGTGGTGGTCGGGCCGCGAGTGGTTTGAGAGCAAATCTTGCAAGATACCCGAGGATCAGGGGCTGATTTCTGAACTCTCCAGCCCGAATTATCAGGTGACTCCCTCCGGCAAACTGCTGGTGGAGAGCAAGTCTGATGTCAAAAAGAGAACGATGGACAAACGGAGCCCGGATAAGGCGGACGCATTCTTGCTGACGTTTTATGCCGAGCGTGCGGCCAAATCACAAAGAAAGCCGCTGGTATACCCCAAAAGGATGGTTGCATGATAAGGCCGGAAAGTGCGATTCAGCACATTAACACAACGATGGAATTGCAGGACCGCGTAGTGCGCCTAGAAGGCATTGTGGAGGGTCTTTACAAGATGATCCACCACCAAGCCCTGAAAATCAAGGGTCGCCCACCCAATATTGACGTGTTGATTGGTGAAAAGCCCAAAACATGAACGATCTTGAGCTGCTGTCCATTCTGGACAATCTGCGTGAGGACGCGATTGGTTCGGAACTTGACTTCTACCACGGTAGGCCCACAGGCCCCCTAGCCGCCCCCGATGGTGAGGATCGCTCGCAGATCGTCGACCGCACGCTCATGGAGACGGTGGAGTGGATTCTGCCCTCCCTGATTAAGATTTTCCTCTCGGACGATGTTATTCAGTTCGACCCCGTGGGCCCTCAGGATGAGGAAGGGGCTCGTCAGGAATCGATGATCGTCAATCACCTCTTCCAGAAGGAAGGGGGCTTCATGATCCTCTACACGTGGATGAAGGACTGCTTGTTACAGCGCAACTCTTACGTCCACACCTATTTTGACGACACATCCACTACGACGGTTGAAGAATACACTGGCCTAGATGAAAATGACCTCTTTGAGCTGGATGCCCAGTATCAGGGGGAGAATCTTGAGTATGAGATCGTCGAGCAGGAATTCGATGAAACTACGGGTCTGGTGGATATTAAAATCCGCGTTACTGACCGCAATGGTGCCTTTCGAGCGAAATGTGTCCCTCCAGAGGGTGTCCGTGTCTCGTCTCGACCCTTCGATAGAGTGCAGGAATGCCACTATATCGGCTACGAGACCCTCAAGACACGCTCTGACCTGATCCAGGCGGGTTATGACGAGGATACGATCAATTCGCTGCCAAAACACGAAGAGGACCTCAATAACGGCACGGCCCAAGCCCGAAACACCCTCACCGAAGAGGATCATCAGGACTCGTACCACGAGCCGATGGATGAGATTGAGGTTTATGTTGAATTCCTCCGCGTCGATTATGACGGGGATGGGATTGCAGAGCTTCGCAAAGTTATCTCGGTTGACGGCAAGATTCTTGAGAACGAGGAAACCGATCTCGTAGAGATGGCGTATCTGACCGCCGTTCCCATGCCTCATAGGCATGTGGGGCTGTCGATGCACGAGCTGCTTAAGGACTTGGTGCAGATTCGCACCATGCTGCTTCGCCAGTTTGTTGACAACGTGGTTAACGTCAACAATCCGGGCCTTATTCTTGATGAGAATAACATCAACATATCCGATGCGATGATGGATCGGCCGGGTAGGGTGATCCGTGGCAGCGGGGATGTTAACAACTCTTACGGTATTTTGCAGGTGCCCGACATATCGGGTCGTCTCATTGGCGCCCTTGAGTGGACCGGCTCTTTAGCAGAGAGGCGTTCGGGTGGTCAGGGCCAATCACTGGCGGCTGACGCGGACGTTCTCAAGAAAAGCACCAAGGGCGCCTTCAATGAGGGCCTGTCTGCGGCCAACCAGAGGGTGGAGGCGATTGCCCGCATTTTCGCTGAAACGGGCATTCGGGACATGTTTTTGAATTTTCATGCGCTGATGGTGAAACATCAGGGCTTCCGGAAACTCAAAAAGATTCGTGACCAATGGGTAAAGGTTGACCCCCGAGAGTGGAAAAAGCGCGATTCACTGACGATCAACGTGGGGCTGGGCAATACCTCACAAGAGCAGCGTCTTGAGAGCCTCTTGGCAGTCGCGGACGCTCAAGAGAGAGCCGCACAGGCGGGCATCGTTCAGCCGCAAAATGTATACAACCTGGCGGAAGACATTACGCGAGCACTGGGCTTCCAGGTAAGGGGCCGTTACTTCACCGATCCCGCCAATCTACCACCCCCACAACCGGCGCCAAATCCGCTTGCTGAGGTGGAGCAGATCAAGCAGCAAAGCCGCCAGCAGTCGGACCAGCTTAAGGCTCAATTGGACATTCAGAAATACACGGTTGATGTTCAGCGTGAGGCGGAACAAGAGGCGCAGCGCGCGGCAGAGAAG